GTCCAGTGCCATTCAGCGCGCCGTCAGCAGCATCGGTCTCGATTAGTGAGGCGACCTGGGGATCAAATTGCAAGAAACGGCCGTCAGTTCCGGTAGCAAAACACTTGGCGCCTGCAGTTAGCGATGAGCCGTTGTTAAAGGCGCCGCGAGCCGTAACACCAACACCCGAGGAGTTGGTATGAACCTTGGTAAAGCCAGTGCCAATCAGGTCATACTGTCCGCCAGCTGCAAGTGATCCGCTGCGGATGCCCTTTCCAGTTGGGTTATTGTAGATTGATTGACCTGACTTGTATGTTGCGGCATTGGCAGCAACACCAGTCTGGAGGTTTGCGTCGCCGCCGACGTCAGAACCGTAGGTGTAGTCCAGATAAAAGAGCAGACCGGAAGGCAGGCTCATAGGCTGGATGGAGACGAGGTCGTTGGCAACCAGACCGCCGAACACCCTACGAACGATAGGGAATGCGATGTTGGTAAATCCGCGGATATCGCCAGATCCAGTAGCGCCTGCACCACCTGAACCGAGAGAGTTAACCTCGCGGAGGAGCTGAGCTGCTTGGTTCTCGAGAAGGCGAGCCATGACGTCGCGCTTGACGCCGTCAGTTCCGCGAAGCAAACCTGTGCGGTTCCACTTCTCTAGAAGGCGCTTGCTCTCGTCGCTGACATTACGGTCACTGATTCCCTCAGTGAGCATATTAAGTGAAAAATTCTTTGACATATTAAAGTTCTCCTAACTTTTTGATTACTTAAGACCTGCAAGTGTTGCCCAGCGATCAATCTCACTTGCGCCGCTCATTCGGGCAGAAGATGTGGTAACTGGACGTGAAGCCAAGCCGGCTGAGTGCTTGACTGATTCGTTTAGCGATTCATTCTTCGTTGTGATCGAAGATGTAAGGCTCTGGTAGAGCAACTTGGCTTCGCGAAGGTTTCCTGCGCCATCAAGTGCCTCAATAATCGCGCGCCTTTGTGTTGGAGCGACGTCTTTGTTCTGGAGGATCTTGTTGACATAAAGAAGCTTTGCATTAAACAAGTTGAGATCTGATAGTTGCTCACGAAGCGTTTCAACTGCGCCTCTGTAATCATTGAGCTGGGTTTTGAGAGTACGATTTTCCCGCACCTCTTTCATAATATTCTTTCTTGCGGCGTCAAGCTCGTTGATATTAACATCAAGGGCTGCGCCTTTCATTGTACCACCGCCAAAAGATCTGGCTGTGACACTATTTGTAGATTTTGCTGGGCTTTTCTTACCAGCCTTTGCTTCGCGAATTCTTGAAAGCTCCTTGCGAAGCATATTTTCGTCAAGTTCATAAACCCGCTCAGCCATAGGCATTTCTTCTTCAGGTGGCATCTCTTCGTCTGAAGATTCCTCGGGTGGCATCTCATCGCCGACTTCAATGTCTTCGTCGTCGCCAGGTACTTCGTCCTCGAATTCAATATCGCTAAGTCCGAGCTCACCGAAAGCTTTGCGCTCCTCAGCGTTTCCAACGATCTTAAGCACTGCCTCAGCAAGCGCATCATATGACATGTCTCCGTCATCCATCGTTTCGTCGAGTTCATAGAGATCTTCCTCCATTTCCTCTCTTATCATTCTTTTTGACATTTTCTTATCTCCATGTGGTACTTTTGAAGTTTTAATCTCAGAAACAATAGCAGCCTTTAGCTCATCAAGATCGATCTCATAGGCGCTGTCAGTTGAATTGCCTTCATTTTCTTTTTTATCTTCCTCGCGAAGAAGGCTAAAAAGACGTGTTTGATCTTCTTCAGAAAGAGAAGACCAAGCTTCAGAAAGTGCTAAAGCATCAGGATTTGATTTTGAAGAATTATTTCCATTTACAAGGCTTGCAAGCGCACGTAATGCCGTCTCGTCAAGCGTTACCTCTTCTTCTTCATCAATGTCGCTCTCAGAGATCGCTGATCTTAAAAAATCATCGCTGCTTTCGTTTTGTGTTCCGCCAACGAGTTGATTCTCGATAAACTCTCTAATTCTAGGAGTTACGGCCTCAATTATGGCGTTTTTAGCATTTTGCTCTGCAGCTTCACGTAGTTGCTTGGCGTCGGCAATTGCTTCTTCAAATAGAGATCTCGACATGCTCTCATTTACCTCGTTTACTGGGAATATCTATCACCCTGCGGGCGCTTGTTCCGATCATTTAAGTCTCGCAATTTTTAACTTGTTTTTTATTCGATCTCGGACTTCTGGATCTATTGCATCCAAGAATCGAGAAGGTGCGTCTTGACCTGGTATCGATCGTGACAAAACGCCTCTTGTCCATCCATACGGTGATCCACCAATTCTTCCAGGAGCAACAGTAAATGCTGCGTTTGATGAAGATCCACCTAATGCCGGCCCGTCAAATCTTCGCATAGGAAAAGGAACAAGTCCTGTAAGCGTTCCCATGGATGATTCACTTTCTGCTAGGTCAAGTCTTACATTCTTAGACAGCGTAGAACGATCAGCTCTTTGATCACCGCGAGGCCTACCAAGATTGTTGTATCCGAGCCTGTTATTGATTAAAACTTTTAAATTAAGCTCATCATCGTCAAGTTCTACTTGTTCTGCTTCATAAGGTGTATCAGCTTCGCTATACGGAAATGATTCACCTGCAGATACAGGATTCTGGAAACCTTTTCTTCCGGTAAATCCATATCCTGCTCCCGCCCGCTGATCGTGAGCAAACCTTGGCATTATGTTCTTCCGTCAGATCCTAAATAAGATCTGCCAAGAATATAAGATCCAATTGTTTGTGATGCAATTTTAGGTGATGATGTTGACGGAGACGCTGAACCGATACCTGAACCGTATTCATCTCCCTTCGTAGGAAGCACACCAACGTATTCGGGCTGATCTACTGGAAGTACACTACCTGGACCAGGCGATGCCAGGTTTGGAACGTAAGCAGAAGCTGGTAGTCCTTCGCCGCCAACAACAACAGTATCCAGGTCAGGAGTTGATGAAAAATTAAGATCAAGAGCTCCAAACATATAACCGCCGTCATTGATGACGCCGTTTACAACACCAATATTAGGAATCAAATCACCAGCACCTCCGTTTCCGTTTAGTGCTGAGATGCCTGCATTTTTAACAGCTAATTCACTGTAAATTGTTCCAACCGGAGTTGCAAACATTGCAGATAAGTTTACATCACTCCTGTGCCCATATCCCCCAGTTCCAGGGACACCTTGTGGCACAACAGTTGAAAATCTAACTGATGACATTGCAACCTCCGATTAAAAAATATAAGTTAGCCGATCTCGTTGATGATTTGCTTGCGCAGAGAAAGACGGCGCTCTTGGAGTCTGCGAAGGCGACCACGGAGAACTTCTTCTTGCTCACGAAGTTCGTGGATTTCCTTCATCTTCGCGCCAGCGCCACTCATGTTTTTATCTCCAGGAGCAAACTTTCTTGCTGCAGGAGGTGTTACTTCGTGCCAATTCTCTTCGTCCATCTCTAGCGCAAGATCCTTGAGCTTTGACTTGTCTAGAGTGCTCTTAGTAATTTTTGATTTTTCTTCAAGAACTATGCGACGGAGTGTCGCAGGTGTAAGTTTAATTGCCATAATAAAATCCCCAGGTTACGTTTTATATCTATTACTCAGCTTATGATCTTAACGGAATTTTCTCTGAAAATGCGAGCGTTGCCCATTTTCCTGCACTTTCTGCAAAAATATCTGTAGGATCACTTTGTAGCATTTTTTTAGCAGCAAAATCTCCAGCTGCTGCAATCATTACTTCATGATTTGAAGTATTACTAGAAGATTCATTCATTTGGCGATGGCCGCCTCTTCTTGCAGTATCTGCAAAAATATCAGCCAAAACAGGATCTGATGTTAGAGATCTTGCAAGATCGTGTGAAGAATCAGCGTTTTGCTGTGTATTTGTACGTCTCATTTCTTCTCTATTTGGAAGAAATGAAATCTTATCTGCTGTAGCAGGCCTTGCAACAGGCATTATTCTGCTCTCTTGCATTGGCTGTCTACTAGTTGTATTTTTTGATTCAGCTATTTTTTGATGTGTGTTTGTAAGACCTTCAGAAAGAATTTCAACTAAGCACTCTTTAACAATTCCTTTGAGATCATGGCGTGTCATTTTCATTGCTTATTTCCAAATCCTAATGTCATTAAAGATTCTATTGATTCTATCAGACCTATTAAAGGTTGCTTTTAAATCTGATGATTTAATTTGTCGAGACTCTTTAATCATAAATGCGCCCGGCGTAGAAGGCTCAGACACTATATCAAAACAAATTAATTGAAAATCTTCCTGCACAACAAGATTTCCATCTTCTTGCTTTGTGGATCCGACACCTCTGCTTGAAATTCCTAAAGTTACACCAGACTCAATCAAGCTCTGGAGTATTTTTCCGCTCGGTGTGTCAAGCAATTCAATAGTGCCATAAACAGTATCGCCTTCCATTCTTGCTTCTCTAATAATGTGTGATGCATTCTTGAGTTCAACAACAGATGTATCTGGATGATCACATTCACCAAGTGCGCGGTTTTCTCTTATAAACTTCTGGTAGTTAATAATCTCCCTTTCCAGAATGCCCTTAGGATAAACTCTGCCATTCTGGTTAAGTGTATCAGCTCGCTGGATAACACCTCGCAGCATGATTTTTCCACTATTTTGAAGTTTAGATTCCTTGACAAGGAGTGGGCTTATTGAAAGCGGTGTCCACTCAGTAAGTAATGAAAGTTCACTCATTTTAACTCCTTAGTTTCTTCTATTAGCTGTGAAAGCGTCATTAATCTTCCGAGTTTTTCATCATTAAGATCACTAACGTCAAGAGATGAAATTCTTGATCTTACATCTTGCAAGTTTTCTTGGATGATCTGATTTTTCTCTGTTTTTTCAATTATGCCTAATGTCTCTATGGCACTAGACTTTATTCTTTGTGCACGCTCAATCATTTGTGTGCTTGGGCCGCCTGATACGTTCATCATGACATAGTCGCTAATTAGAGCACGCTGGTCTTCTGTAAGCGCTCCTTTGTACTTCTTATTAAATTTCTCATTTAGAAGCTTAATAACAAGTGAATTAATACCGGCATCAGATGAATCAGCGAGCGGTGCTTGTACTTGCAGCGGTTCACTGCGAAGCATCTCTACTAACTTTGTTTCAACAAGTATTGTTTTTGAAAGATCTGATTTATCACCAAGTGACCACTCATTTAGTGCCACTTGGATTGTGGCTAGCTCTCGATAGTTTCCAATTCGCCTATGAAAAAATGCTGCATCATTTAAAGTATGATTAATATCTCTAATTAAAAAAGACTTCTCTCTATCGAGCTTTGTATAGTCAATTCTTCTTGCAGCAGATTTTGTTTCTGTTAAAATAACTGCAGAAACTGCTGAATCTGTAACTCTTGTCTTTGCAAGTGCGTTAAAGAGTCGGAACTCTTTAAATAATTCAGTATCTTTTGAGAATCTTTTTGAGATGATATCAAGCGCAATTTGTGCTTTTTCTTTTTCACCTTCAATCAGATAAGAAGAAACAGATCGTAAAAGTAGCTCATATACTATTCCTACGTTTCTTTTTTTATTATGACTCATGCTTAAGTTATTCATTTTTTCTCCCCTGCGGTATTTGACCTAGAGCTAATACTATCCAATGATTTAAGTATTCCCTTGACTTCGTGATCTCTTCTTTCTGCATCATTTATCTTGTCGTCGAGATAGCTATCAACAAATTCTTCAGTTTCATCAATTTTGACTTTGTGTGCATTCTTCAGCGGATTGATTAGATCTTCTTTTTCTCCAAATGGATGTGCAATTGAATCTCTTGGATCTTTTTTATCAGATCCTACAAGATGTGCATGATGCGTTGTTGTTCCTGCAGTTCCAGGTGCTTTTCTTCTTGACCTATTATAAATTTCTCTTTCTGCATAGTCAGGTCCAATATTGGTCTTTTCACCAAGCAGGCTGCTTGCAGGCTGCTTTTGTCTTGTGAGACCAGCAAATGCTCGTAACGGCATACCCTTGGCTGTTGCAATTCTTGAAAGATCTATTTCTGAATCTCTATCAAACTCAGTAACTCGTGGAAGCTTAAATGGATTTCTAGAATCAGCTGCTGTAATTGGACTTCTATCTTCTTCTGGCCCGCTTAGATCTATTGCACCACCAGGTGTCTCAGTACCCCTCTCTGCAGCTGGACTACCACCGCCTCCGCCAGCAGGAGTGCTGCTGCCAGGTTCTCCAGGAGGCTCCGGAAGTTTTACGGCCTCAAGCTCAAGAGATTGCATTTTATCTTCAAATAGTCCCTTTTCAATTAAGGCAATCTCTTCATCTGGCATCATAAAGATATTCTTTCTAATCCAATTATGATCAACAATATTTTCAACATTCTTTGCCGATGCAGCAATTGTAAATTTTGTATTATAAAGTTCAAGCTTTTGTTGTTGAGCAATAGTTGAAGGATTTGTAAGCTTTAGATCAAAATCAAGAAGATCATGACCATCAAATCCATTGCAATATAGATGCACAATTGCGAGCTTATTTAGCTCAGAAACTATTGTGCGCTGGATTCTATTAATGCTTCTAGAAAATCTTATATCTTCTTGTGAAAGTGTTGCTTTGGCACCGAGACCTTCATCGTAACCGAGATATGCCTTAGGTATCTTAAGTGCTGAGAAGAGCTTCTTTTGAATGTACTGGACGTCTTCGATAGCTGCAGCATTTGCACCGCCAGCTAGATTTTCTACCTTGGTTCCAGTCGATCCACCTCTAACTGGAATAAAATAGTCCTCATCAACTGACATTGGATTGTATCTTAAGTCAACTCTGCCAGAGGCTCTATCGATAACTTGGCTCTTTTTAAGAGTAGCTTGCGCTTGCTCCATGTAATTAGGAATTTCTTCAGGAGGAACATTTCCAACATCAACATAAAAGACTCGACGGTCTGGTGCCCTAACGATTCTATAGACGAGCATTGCATCTTCAACAAGAATCATCTGTCTCCAGATCCTTCTTGCTGCTTCTAGAACTGAAGTTCCATATGGTAAAAATGCATCATTTCCAAGAAGTCTAAAATGAGAAACTTGCCAGTTTTGCAATGTTTGATTTCCCTGGGTGACCCATCGATATCTAACAGCAAGTGGATCATCTTTGTCAAAGCCCTCTTCTCTTTCAATTTCATTAACAGAAATCGGGAAAACATTAATGACACCATGGTCAGGTGAAACATCATTAAACAAGAAGAAATCACCATACTTACACATGTTTCGAACCCAAGACGTCATGTTAAAATTAACGTTTAGAGTATCAAAGAAGAGTTCATTTAGAAGCCTCTGAATCTGCGCATTTTCAGAGTAAATATGTAGAATATTACCTTTCTCGTCAGGCGATACAGTCTCTTCTGAGTAGATATCAAGTGCACTGGCTATCTCAGGTGTGTTATGAGAAATGACTGTGTCAGTTGCAAAATTCTTATATCCATCAACCGTAAGATCAAACAAAGGAATTATCCCGTGATATTCAATTGAAGATACTTTGAGGTTATTGTATGTCTCGTTAAATTCAGTATAGTTTTTGTAACCTCTATCTCTCAAGCGTTTATCAATAACAGTTGTAGTAACTCCTAGTGTATTTGCAAGATTCTTTTTCTTCATTCCTTTGGAAAATTTTTCACAAATCTTATCAAAAGTCACAGACTTGATATAGCGAGGATTTAGCTCACCTGTATTGTGCCAGCCAGCATTTTGCCAGTCAGGATTATAAGCTCTGGCAAAAGTCTCAAAATTATCATAACCGTGACGACGCAAGCGTCGCTTGATAACATTAGGGTCAGTGTCAAATGCATCGCAAAGTCGATAAAGATTAAACCCGACTGATTCACAAGTCTCAAGAATCCTGCCAAATGTGATATCTTTACGTTCTGCTGGATTGTTCTCTGTCATAAACTTAGAATGCTTTAATTTAAATTCTTCAATCCAAGAAGCATTCTCATCTGACCATTTCTTTCCATTGATAATTTCTGTATGCAATCGCTTATGATCTGCATCTAGCATAATCTGTAGATTCTCAATCCTATTATCATGCTTGGTGAAATTCAAGTGATGAACAACTTCATTGTCATCAAGCTGTGAACCCTTGATCATCTCTGCAAGAAGACGATGTTCAGTTATCCAGCCATTCATTTTTGATCTACGATCCATTGTGTAGATCCAGCGATATCCCTTGCCTTCTTCTTTGCAGCCGTTAAAAAGATCACGTCGATAGAAAGGCATCATTGCATCGTCAGTTTTAAGATCTTCAATCTTGCAAAAAGTACCGTCTCGCTTCATTAGACGATGATTTGGAGTTCCTATAATCTTTTGACCATTATCAAAAGTAACTGTGTAGGCATGATCGACTCGCGTCTGTCGAGCTTGCTTCCCAATTGTAGGAATAATTCGACTCTCATTATGATCGTATGAATAGACAACAAAAGTATGATCTGTGTCTTTCTCGCAATCTTTTGCAAGCTCACCGATTGTCTTGTAGCCACCAGGCACAGCAATCAATGTGTCTTCAT